GGCTTGGTTATCGGTGGCATTGTTCTCGCGCTCAAAGGCACGCGACTGATCGCCGGCACCATCGGCGCGGTGCGCGGCGCGCGCGGCGGTGGCGCAACCAACGCACTCGGCGGCATGGGCATGACACCGGTGCCGGTGATTATTGTCGGCGGCATGCCGGGCATGGGTGGCGGTGCCGGCGGCGGTTATGTCGGCGGCGGTTACAACAGCGCGAAGTCACTGGGCGGTAATGCAGCTAAACGCGGCGGGCGCATCGCGCGTTTTGCGCGTGGCAGCGGCAGAATGCTCGGACGCATGGGCGGCCCAATCACGGCACTCATGGGCGCGGGATTGTTAGCCAACACGCTCATGGACAATCAAAAATCAACCACAGCAAAAGTGGTGGGCAGCGCATCGATTGTTGGCGGCGCTGGCGGCGGCCTGGCCGGCGCAAAAATCGGCGCCGTTATCGGCACGATGATTGCGCCAGGTATTGGTACCGCTATCGGCGCGGCGCTCGGTAGTGCCGGCGGTTATTTGGCCGGTGAATTTGCTGCGCGTAAAAGCGCACAGTATTTAACTGCAGCGGACATCGGTCGCGAAGTCGGCAAAGCCATCGATGGCAAAACCGATGTGAACATTAAAATCGACGCCGAAGGTCGCAGCCTTGTGCAAACTGGCCGCGGCCGCAATCGCCGCAACGTAAACGTTGACACCGGCATCATGATGCAAACACCATGAGCTGGAAAGATCGCCTTCAACCTGGCAGCTTTCGCGGTGTGCCATTTCACGTCGATTCAAACGACGAAGATCTCGGCCTGCGCAAAGTTGTGCATCGTTATCCGCAGCGCGGATCGGTGTACGTTGAAAACATGGGCGGCGATAAAGACGACAACGGGCCGGAATTCACGCTCGAATGTTTTGTGCTCGGCCCCGATTACGATCGCGATCGCGATTTGCTGCGCGATGCGCTGCTCACGCCTGGCCTGGGCGAACTTGTAACTCCGAAGCGCGGACGTTGCACGGTTGAGGCGCTGAGCGCGCGCCTTCGTGAAAGCAAAAGCGAGGGCGGCAAGTGTTCGTTTAGCGTTACCTTTATTAAAGCCGCACCACTTGAATTTCCCAAAGCGACAACCGACACCGCCGAGCGTGTTACCGGCGCGGTGGCCACCGCACGCGGCGCATTGCCGGCATCGTTTGAGCGCGTGTTTACGGTGCTGCAAAAGCCGAGTTTCATTGCCGAAAATGCCGCGACGCTGATAAATCGCGCGACTGACACGTTGCGCACCATCAACGGCCGCATCGATGCACTGACCTCGCCGCTGGCCGAGCTGGCGCGCGGCATCGATCAGTTCGGCGACGAACTGAACACGCTGTTGCGTCAACCCGCCTCATTAGTCAGCGATTTTAATTCGCTGCTCGGCTCGGTGGCGACCGTCGTCGGCGATGTCAAAAGCGCGATCCGTGTGTACGATAATTTATATGTGTTCGGCGACGATCTGGATCCCGTTCCGCAAACGACCAGTAACCGGCAGACCGAAGCGCAGAACCAGGCGGCGATTGTGCAGATGATAAAAACCAGCGCCGTCATCGCGCACACGCAAGCCGCCAGCTCGCCGGCGGCACAATATGAATCCACTACCGCCGCGCAGGCAATGCGCAACACCATCATCGATCGCATCGATACCGTTGCGCTCACGATCACCGACGACGCGTTATATTCGGCAATAACGTCATTGCGCGCCCAAGTCGTGCGCGATTTGAACGAACGCATTATCACGCTACCGCGCGTCATCACCTACGCCGCACCGGTGCGCTTGCCGATGCTGATTATCGCCTGGCAGTTGTACGGCGAGACGGACCCGGACCAGCTGGCCAGCCGATCCGACGAACTGATCACACGCAACAACATCCGCAACCCGATGTTCGTCGAACCGGGTATAACACTTGAGGCATTAGTCGATGTCTGAGCCGCAAGCGATATTAAAAGTCAACGGCGCATTTTACGGCGGTTGGAAAACCGTGCGCGTTGGTTTGTCTATCGAATCAGTGAGCGGCTATTTTGAGTTGAGCGTAACAAACCGCTGGCCGCTGCAAAACGAGCCACGCGATATCCGCGTGCAGGATGCCTGCGAAGTGTTACTCGGCGATGTGCCGGTGATCGTCGGCACGGTGGACGATGTAGACATCGAATACGATGCTCAACAACACAGCATCACCGTGCGCGGCCGAGACAAAACTGCTGAGATCATCGATTGCGCCGCGCAATACAAAACCGGTTCGTTCGACAACCTGTCGCTGACCGACATCGCCACGCGCCTGGCGCAACCGCACGGCGTTTCCGTGCGCGCCACCGTTAGCGTCGGCGACAAATTTAAAAAACATTCCATCACGCCGGGCGAGACGATCTTTGAGACGCTGGAATTACTCGCCCGGCAGCGCGGCGTATTACTGATGCCGGATAACGGCAATATGCAAATCACCAAGCCGGGCACCGAGCGTTTAAATACCGTTTTAAAGACCGGTGAAAACATATTAACCGGCAGCGTGCAACGCAGCCGGCGCGAGCGGTTTAGCAAATATATTGTGTATGGCCAGACGCAAGGCTTTGATCTGTCCGGCGGCGAAACGGCATCAGGCCCGAAGGGCGAAGCGATTGATACCGCGATCAATAGCAAACGTACGCGCGTGATCATCGCCGAAGGCGCGGCGAATGCAAAAGATTGCAGCACTCGTGCGATCTGGGCGCGCAATGTGGCGGCCGGGCGATCCGAGCGCGCCGTGTACACCGTGCAGGGCTGGACTTATGACGGCGTGAATGTGTGGCCGGTGAACAAACTGTTGCCGGTGGATGACACCATCGCCAACGTGCACCGTGATTTACTGATTGCCAGTGTTGCCTTTGTAAAAGATGAAAACGGCACGATCACTGAATTAACACTGGCGCTGCGTGAAGCCTACGACACCATTGCACTGCCGGCGCCCCAAGATGACGAGTTGAGTCGGGATGATTAAAGCGCTTGAACATTTCCGCAACCGCTTGCGCAACATGATCTGTCGCGGCATCGTTAAACTGGTTGACGACGGCACCACATTGCAAACGCTGCAACTGTCGCTGCTGGCCGGCGAACTGCGCGACGGCATCGAGCGATTCCAGGATTACGGTTTAACATCGCATCCGTTTAACGATGCCGAAGCCGTGGTGTTATTCCCGGGCGGCGATCGATCACACGGTTTGTGCATTAAAGTCGACGATCGGCGCTACCGGCTGACCGCGCTCGCGCAGGGCGAAGTTGCGCTCTATGACGATCAAGGTCAGACCGTTCACATCCGGCGTGACGGTATTTATGTTATCAGTGCACAGCAACTGGTGGTTGACACACCGCAGGCGTTGTTTACCGGGGATGTGGGTATCGATGGTCAGCTCTATGTCGCCGGCGATATCGACAGCGACGCTGACGTGATTGCCAGCGGTATTAGTTTAATTAACCATACACACCCCATCACCAGCGGCAGTTCTGCCGGCAACACAGGCCCGGCGCAATGACCGACAATTTATATAAATTGATCTCATTACTTGATTACATAGTATTGCGCGTGTATGTCTTGGTCTGTGCAGCAACTGTTCTTGTTCTTGTGCATGTTTTCTACTGTCTTATGACTCACGGATATCCACAATGACCGACATCGCGCTCAAATTCGATCCCGATAAACTCGCCGGCGATTTCGTATTGCAGAATGGCGATTTGTTAACCGATGACGGGTTGCAAAACGGCGTGTTTGTTTCTTTATACGTTGACCGCCGCGCACACGCAGACGACGCACTGCCCGACGGTACAACCGATCGCCGCGGATGGTGGGCGGATCCGGATATGGGCTCACGCCTTTGGTTGCTGGCTAACGCCAAACAAACCGCAGAAACGCTGCGTCTCGCGGAATTCTACGCGGATGAAGCGTTGCAGTGGTTGGTCGACGACGGCGTTGCGCGTGAAGTGATCAATGAAGCGAGCTATCCCCGCACAGGCATGATTGCCATCAAAACAATTATTCTTCGCGCAGACGGCCGGCGCTGGGAAAAAGTATGGGAGAAGCAGTTGAATGGCTAATACGTGCAGAGCAAAAGGCTGCCGCGATAATGTGCTCGCGCACCAGATCATGTGCAAGTATCACTGGTCGCTGGTGACAAAACACACGCGCATGCGCGTGTGTCAATTATTCAAATCCGCGCCCGGCTCGCAGGCGCATCACGAAGCGATCAACGATGCAATAAAAGAAGTCGAAGAATACCTGCGTTATAAAAACAACAAATGGAGGCCTTTAAATGCCGTTTAGTCGAAAATCATTGGCAACGCTAATCACAGAAGCGCAGACTGACATCGAATCGCGTCTGCCCGGCGCCGATGCGCGGCTGCGGTATAACGTGGTGAACATTTTCGCATCGGTGCAAGCCGGCGGCATGCACATGCTGCTCGGAAAACTCGACTGGATTAAAGATCAGATCAACGCACAAACAGCGGATATTGATTTTCTGTTACTTAAAGCCAGTCTGCATCTGGACGAAGTGCCGCTGGCGGCGACATTCGCGATCGGCGATGTGGTGTTCACTGGCGCTAATGACAGCGTGATCGAAAGCGGCACAGAACTGCAAACATCAGTCGGCGATCTGTATGTAACAACCGCCGAGGGCACTATCGCCGCCGGCACTGCAACGGTCCCGGTCATCGCAGTTAACGCCGGCAGCGGTGGTAATTTAATTGCTGGCACCGTGCTCACAACACTGAGCACGATCAACGGTGTTAATTCACAAGCTACCGTCGACGCGGGCGGCATAACCGGCGGAAACGATCAGGAAACGGAACAACAAATTCTGGCGCGCTTGCTGATTGCGTTGCGTTACCCTCAGCCGGTCGGCTCCGTTGGTTATTACAAACTACTAGCGTTGTCTGCGCATCCCGCCGTGACACGAGTGTGGGTGTTCCCGCAGGAGCTTGGCGCGAACACGGTTGTGATTCGAATCGTCAC